GCATAATGCCATTCTCTCTATTCTTCGCGGCGTTGCCCTCTCTGAGGCGTTGAATGGTGCGGCCACTGGTTCCGGCGAGACCGGTCTTGGTGGTCAGACCTTCAGCAACGATCCTACTGATGATAAATATGGTTTTTATGTGGATTTGGGTAGTGCTAAAGCGGTGGTTGACACCACTGCTACTTCGCAGGGTGCCGCCCGTGCTGAAGGATTCCTTCGCGCTTTTGGTATGGGCTTCAAAGATTACGAGCCCGACTACGCTTATCTGATCACTTCTCCGGAAGTTTATGCTTCCTTGCGTTCTGCGAATCTTGTGGATCAAGACAGGGTGCAGGACGGTAATGTGTCTCTGAGTACCATCTTCAATGGTAAGTTCCGTCTCATTCAGACTCGGGCCGCGCAATCCATTTCTGCTGCTGATCTCGTCACCATCAACACCGGTGCTGGAGTGAATATTACTGGCGCTAAGACTTCCTTTATCGTTCTTCCTGGTGCTCTGGGGATGGCCAATCTTTCTGTTCCTATGCCTGTAGAAATTGGTCGCACTGCCAGTGCTTACAAGGGTGGCGGTACCACTGAAATTTGGTATCGTTGGGGATATATCTTTACTCCTGCTGGTTACAGCTGGAATGGTCTCGAGACTGCTTTCGCCAGCGACGATTCCTATCAGTATGTCGTGGAGTCCACTACGCCCAAGGCTGTTTCTGCTATTGGTACAATTGCCAACGTTCGTGGCACTTGGACTCGCAAGACCTCCTCGGCGCTCTCTCTCGGTATTCTCCCGGTTTTCCACGCCTAAGGAGTAACCGTTATGGCTTTGGTCAAAGGTCAGAATAGCTATGTAACTGTGGCCGAAGCGGATGCGTATTTCGCCAATCGTCTTGGAGCTGATGCATACACAAGTGCATCAACTCCCAATAAGGAAAAGGCGTTGATTTCCGCCACTGGTGCCATTGATGGCGAAGATTTCGTAGGCCAAGCCATCAGTCAAACACAACCATTAGCTTTCCCGCGGTCAGGCTCTTATTGGGATCCTAAATTGGGATATCAGATCGAATTTGACGACACTGACCCCCCACAGCGAATTATACAGGCTGTATTTGAGATGTGTTTACATCTATTGAATAATTTGGAGTCTCTTTCTGAAACTGGTACTGTTGAATCTCTAAAAGTTGGTTCAATTACTTTAACGAAAATTCGTTCCCCAAATAAAATTAACTCCTCAGTATCTAATCTCTTGGCTCCTTTGAGATTATCGAGTTCAGGGATTCCTGGTGGAGGAAATATGTGGTGGAGGGCCAATTAAATTGAGTTTAACAAATCTAGTTAGAAACAATGTGGCTTTGGCATTCAATTTGATAGGTGATTTGAAAACTCCTATTACTGTAGTAGTTAAATCAACAGAAGCTTTCAATTTTGGTAATGGGTATGCAACTTACACGGAAGTAAGTTACCCAACTCATGCTTTCATTGAAGAAATATCCAATCCTGATAGAAAAGTGGATTCTCGCAAACTTCTTTTGAACAAAGAAGGCCTCCCGACAATAACTGTTAATGATTCTGTCTTAATAAGTAATGTTAGGTGGGGTATTGCTAAGGAACCTTCTCATAATAATTTTACTATTGAATTGGAAGTATTCAGAGAAGGCAATGGGTAAATATAACGATATAGAAACAACTGTTTACGCAATATTTGATACAAGTGCGTGGAAAGCTAATGGAATTTCTACATATCCAACAAATTACGGCAGCAATAGTTCCCAAGAATTTATACGGGTAAATGTTATACCTTCGGGTATTGGTTTAAATCGTAGATCGGGTTCGGGATTGTTGCAAATAGACATATTCATCGAAGCCGGAAAAGGCACAAAGAGAATAACACAAATTTCAGATTTACTTGACGCTCATTTGTCTGGTTACTTCAAAGCAATTTCCGGAGGGCCAAGTCTCCAATTTTTTGGAAGCAGTTTGGCCTTTCGCGGATTTGACGAAGACAACCCAGCCTTATATCGAGCGCTTTTCTCAACCCCTTTCCAATACTATTCCCCCGAGGTTTAATAAATGGCTCATATTTCTTCTATTGGTGCCGGTCTTTTCTCCGACCTGTCCATTCATGTCCCTGCTACTCTTCTTACTTCTGGTGCTCTGTCTGCTTTGACCACTGCGGGTGCTTTCAATGCATTGTTCACCACTGCTATTGAAAGCGGTCAGACTACATCTACTGGCACCAGCACCTTTATTCGTGTGCGAAATGTTCGAGAATATCCTCAGATTGGTACTCCCGCGAATGTTGTCAATGTTCCGGCCTATGGACAGAAGACCTCCTCGCAGATTCAGGGTCAGGCGGATGCGCCTTCCTTGGAAGTTACTCTTAACTTTGTTCCCTCCGATTGGGCCGATGGCACGCTTCTGGGAGATTTGGTAGGCAACGGTAGTCAGTATGTGTTCCGTTTCGCCATGCTCAATTCCGAACCCACTGGCACCACCGTGGCCACTAAGTATGCGTCTTCTGTCGCCGGACTGGGTTCTGTGCAGAATTCCGTTTACTATTGGGTGGGTAAGGTCGAGGCCCTTCTGGCCAACCCTCAGTTGACCGACGCCAATCAGGCTACTATGACTATGACGCTTCAGGGCGAGTTCTACGGGGCTTACACCTTGTAAGATGCAATCAACGCTGCCAGGGATGGTGGCATAATCACGAGGATATAGCGTGGAAGAAATTGTCGAACGCCCATTTTCCATGGGTTACGTTCTTAGAACAACGGCAAAACATATGCGAAAGTCTATCGACATTTCGATTCGCAAAACGTTTGCCAGAGTCGGTGAATTTGCCGACGATCGCGCCAAATCGGAAGAGATTTTCAAAACTCTTTCATATCTACACACAATGCGCAAGAGTCTGGACGATTTCCAGGCTCAATTTGCAGATGATTTTCGGGAGAATAGTCATGGCCGGAATTAAGGGATTGGTTGGTCGCAAGATGACCAAAGTCACCAAGTTTATGGGTGAAGACGTGAACATTTCGAAGCTTAACGTCTCCAATGTAATGGAAATCCAGGAGAAGGTTAAGAAGCTCGATGAGAATGACAACGAAGGTTTTGATCTGCTTCGTTTGATCATTCGTGCCGCCGTAGAGGGCGGAGATGAGCTCTCGGATGAGGATTTCGAGGGTTTTCCATTGGATGAGCTGTCTAAGATTTCAAACGAAATCATGAAGTTCTCCGGCGTTACTCCGGGTGCAGGCGAAAATAAAACGGGAAAATAACACTCCCGGATGATGCCATACCCATATATGAGTTAGCGTATCATCTGAAGATGCCTGTCCATAAAATACTGGACGAAATGCCCTATGAGGG